CATCACATCATTCATAATATAAAACTCCTTGTTGGGATTATTTTGCTTCTAGAGCAATAAAGTATTCGATTTGCTTATTCACATGTGCGAAATGTGAAATGCCCTTTTCGGATACTTGTACTTTATAATCACCACCAAGTAGTTTTAAGTTTTCAACTTTAAAAAAGAATGTGAAGTCAGTTGGTGAGTTATCACTAACCTTAATACTGAAGTCGTTAGAAGTTTCATTCTTACGGTCAGTAACAGTTAATTCAACATCACCACCAGCAGTACCTTTAAGTACTACATCTGGTACACCTAATACTGCACTCGCTTTTTGGATTGCATTAAAGGTGTCTTGTGTAAACGTAAACTCTACGTCTACTGAAGGCATAGTGATTTCCGTTTTCGGAGTTGTCACCACTGATGGGTCACTAAAGAAATACTTCAGTGAACTCCCACCACCTTCTTCATTCAATCGTACCGACTGATCTCCAAAGTCCAATGTAGGACTCTTAAACAGCGACATCGCTGAGAGGAATTCATTCAAATCGTAGATTGCGAATTCGTTTGCGAAAGAATCTGGAATGGTTGCCTTCGCTACAATGTTTTTCATTGCAGACATTGTGTTTATCACATTACCAGATTTAACCAAAAGGTTTTGGTTTATTGTTGAGAAGTTCTTTAGAACGTCTTTGGTATCATTACTAAGTTGCATAATCAGTTATCTCCTTGATTCATATCGTTATTGTGTAAAGCCATTATACCATAATGGATTACTTTTAGCAAGTCATTTCTGTTCTTGCCATCTTTTTTTCCATACCGTTGTGCATATTTTAATATGTTTCCGATACAAAAACCTTCGCCATGCCCAGAATCCATAATAAATTCTGTTGCCTGAAATTTGTTTTGTGAGTAGTGTGAAGAATATGTTTTATCGATATATTCTTTTAATTCATCCAGAATCACATCTTCTGAATATTTGTAATCAATTGTATTTTTCAAGTCGAGATTCCATCCTATAAAGAGTTGGGTGGGGGCGAACCCCCACCACATTACGATTAGCTCGAGTAAGAGTAATCAGAACCAGACAACGCTTTAAAACCAGCAGCGATAACACCTTTCGATGGTTCGCCAAGTCTATATGCAGTTGGTCCTTCATGCTTGTTCACATAAATGCAATTACCTTCACCCCTAAGAGTATCAATCATCGCTCTAGGTGATGTCAAGTCAAGTTTTTTTCTAAGAGTTTCCCACGTTACGTTCTTTCCAGTAGAAAGAAGTCTCATAGTTTTTTCTCTTTTAGTCAGTGCTTTTCTGCCCATATTATCTCCATAATTTAAGTTCAATCACCATTATTGATGATTAGATTTAATTATACCCCATTAATAGGGTAATGTCAATAGCTTTATTTAATTTTAATTGATTTAGGTTTCATTGCCTCTGGGACAACTCTTTCTAGTTCAACTGAAAGAATGCCTTCCTTAAAGGTCGCACCCTGTACCGTCACATATTCAGCAAGATTAAATGCCTTTCTGAATGCACGATTTGAGATACCCTTGTGTAGATATTCCTTATCATCATCACCTTCTGGTCTTGACTTGGATTCAATTGTAAGAATATTATCCTTACTTTCAATCTCAAGCTCAGACTTAGTGAATCCAGCAATTGCAATTTCAATGCAATATTTTTCTTCTGAAGTCTTTACGATGTTATATGGGGGATATCCAGTTGATGCTGGTGCATCAAGTAGAGTGTTGAACATTCTATCAAACCCGATAGAATAAGTTTTGACCCTATCAAAAGGGTCGATGTATTGTGTACTTACCATGTTTTTCTCCTTAGTTAAGCAAGATTAAATACGATACCCGATTATCGGCATATCGTAAGTTTATTTATAATGGTAGTTTTTTTAAGGGAAACTACCAAAACCCTATTTTGTGTCATAGAGTAGGTATTCTGTTGTATGACAACAGGATGACTTACGAACTGCACCCTTATTATATAGGGATTCCAGAAGGGGAATTCAACCCCTTCTGGTAACTTTTTTTATGCAGCTTCGGCATACTCTAGTGCTTTGTCAAGAGCGTTAAGTTTAACCTTACGGTTACGTCCATACCATGCAGACTGTAAACGTGAGTCACCCTCACGACCTTGTAGGTGGTCTGTCATGTAAGTAACAGAGTTAAATGCCTGCCACCATGAACCTTGTGCAAAGTTTGCTCCAGGCTGTGTATCTAAGTTCTCCATTGCAATTTTAGCATTACGAGATGTGAAAGGTAGAACACCATTCTCTCTCTCTTTTGCAGGCGCACCGAATACTTCGTTGAAGTACTGAATTACGTTATCGCCAGTTGCTGATTTTGAACCAAGGAATGCAGCCATTGATTTGTACTGTTCCATCTTCTCTTTCGCAATACCCATTTGCTCTTTAACCATATCTGGGTCAAACGCTTTACGGTGATTTACTGTAACCATCTTATCAGAATCTTGTGATAAAGATAATGTAAGAGTATTGTTACATACAACACGAATAGGTGTCATACGAATATTGATAGATTTACCAAATTGGTGAGGGTTAGTAAACAGAAAGTAGTTATCTGTTTGGTCACCTTTGAACAACTCAAAAGACTCTTTAGTCTTTGCAAGTGCCCAAACCATTTGTCCATCTTTCAGTGAACCAGCAGTGTGCATTTCCATATCACCTGCCATCACATAATCATGGAAGAATTCAAATGCTTCTGAATTCTGTACTGGATTCCAACCAGTTCCAACAACATCTAAGATAGTGCTGTCAGAGGAACGTACTAGTGCCTCTTTGTTTTTAATAGGAATACCAGTTGCAGTTACAAGAGGTTGTTTTTCTACTGTCCAATCAAGTCCAGCAACCTTTTGGAATTGGTCTGGTGTTAGTTCACGGTCAACCTTAGTACCTAGTCCATGCCAAGGAACATCCCCAACATAAGCCATTTGTGCTTCACCGTTAATCATTTCAAGTTCGTGTGCCATTATATATTTCTCCTAGTTATTTTCTCAGTTTGTATATTCATTATATACGTTATTAGAACAAAAGTCAAGATGTTTTTGAAACATTTTTGAAATTAATTTCATCATTATTTCCATCCCTTTTGCCATTGTTACTAGTATAGTATACATGTTTTGAGAACAAAAGTCAAGGCATTTTTTAAAGTTTTTTGATTTTTTTCCTTGCTTTCTTCATTGCCATCTCCATCTTCAGTTTAGATGCGAGTTGGGTGAAGTTCCTACCTTCCATATGGTCGTACTCATGTTGGAACACTCGTGAACTTAGTCCACTAAATGCACCTTCTTGTGTATTACCATCAATGTCCATATAGTTGAATACTATGTTGTTTGGACGGCGTAGGTTTAGGAAGAGGAATGGATATGTCAAACACCCTTCAGTGTATGTCGTAGTTTCCTCTGATGTGTGTATAATTTTAGGATTGAAATATAGAGTAATCTCTTTCTTTTCTATATTAGTGTACATTACAAATGCACGAATACCAAGTCCACATTGATTTGCAGACAATCCAATACCACCTGTTGCAGCCATTGTTCCAGAAAGATTTTCATGCAACTCTTTTGGAGTTAGTCCATGTTTATCTTTCATCTCCTCAAAAGACATCTCTGGTTGTGGAACATGCAATAAGGGATTTGATGCTTCTAGCAGTTTGTATATCATTCACCATCTCCATTTTGCTCTTCATAAAGGATTAATGCAATGAGGGCATAGTTTGCCATATCAATCAGTGTATCTTTAACACTCTCATCCTTTACTTTTAGTTTTCCCTTTTTAGCAAATCCCATGATACGACTGAACTTATCACTGATACGAACACAAACACCCTTCCATGCTGGAATACCAGCAATCTCACAGTGTCTAAAGTTTGCAAACACATCTTCTGTACTTGCATAGTCATGTCGTTTTGCATCGTGTGTTGCTTTCATTTCTTCCAACAACTGATAAAATCTTTCGCTTTGTTTCATAATTAATCCTTTGATATTCTACTGAAGTTTTTAACTTTCTCAAACTTGACAATACTTCTGAACTTATCAAATAGCATGTCTTGTTTATGAGATATGACAAACACATTCTGGTCGTGGAATGTATTCAATATTTTGAGGAAATCGTCTGTACCAGTTCCATCCAAAGATGAATCAAATATTTCATCAAGGATTAATAGATTGGTATTAGTCGAGTTCTTCATCTTTGCAATCGCTCTCCATGTGAAGAGTAACGCCAAGTCGATTCGCATCTTCTCGCCTTCAGAGAATGATGCATATGAGAATTCATCACGAAAGCGTGACTTGATTGTCTCATTGAAATTTTCATCTATATTAAAGTTAACAAAGAAGTCCATAGATGATAGGTAGGTATTTACCAACTTGTTCATCACTGGTAAATATTGTTTGATAATCTTTGTCTTGATACCACTATCCTGTAATAGATTGCGAGCGACATCAACATAGAACTTGTCCTCTGTTAGTTTAGATTTCTGTTCTTCTATTAGTTGTAGTTTTGCTTTAAGTTGAGATAGTTTATCTTTATCCTCATCTGAAATCTGTCCACTCTCATAGGTTATAATGTCTTTCTTCAACTTCTCATTGAATTTTTCCATCTCACCAATACTAGCACGAATCTTTGCAATCTCTACATCATGTTTACGAATAGTCTCTAGGTTTGTTATTATAACATCTAGTTTGGACTTTTCGGCATTTTCCAAGTTCTCCAGTTGTCGGATTCCTTCTGTAATTTCTCCGACTTTTGTGCCTCTAGATTCAATCTGCGTCTGCTTTGTTGCATCCGTAATCGATTGCTCGCAAGTCGGGCATTCATCGTTGTCCTTGAAGAATTGTATTTGACGGTCATGATTATCTTTCCTGTTCTGAAGTGCTGCTTCTGTTTTGGATAGTTTATTAAGCTTCTGTTCTAATCTTGCTTGTTCTTCTGCATCATATGAAAGTTTATCTTTCTCAACCTGTAAACCAACTATATCTTCTTTTCTTGAGTTAATAGTAAATTGATTATCAGAAACCTTTTGTTGGTTCTCGGCAATAATTTCTGATTTGTTATTGACTACTTCTTTGATGAATTTTTCTTGTAAAGTAATCTTCTCTTTAGTCAAGTCAAAGTTGTACTGCACATCACGAGTTTCATCATTTAACTCTTTTGTTTTATTTTTCAACAAGAAGTTCATTAAAGAAAATATCTTAATATCTAGGATATCCTCGACAACCTCACGCCTTGCTTTAGTGGGCAACTGCATAAATGGTACAAAGGTAGAAGAACCTAGAATAACAACTTGTGTAAAAGAACGATAGTTAAGTCCCATGATTTGTTGTTCTAAGTGTTTTTGATAATCTCGAGCATTCGCATCTTGATTAATCATGTTACCATTAACGTATACCTCAAATGCGTTAGGTTTAATTCCACGAACCACCTTAACATCTTTAGTGCCAATACTAAATTCAACCTCAACAACAGAACTGCCGTTATTGACAGAGTTTACTAGTTGCTTCTTTGAAATATTACGGAATGGTTTATTAAACAATCCGAAACAAAGAGCATCAAGAACAGTACTTTTACCAGCACCATTCTCTCCAATAATCAATGTAGTTGGACTTCTATCCAACTGAATTTCAGTAAATTGATTTCCTGTCGAAAGAAAATTCTTCCAACGTACTTTTTTAAATATAATCACAGTTCTAAATCACTCGCCTCAAGATATAAAGATTTCATCATGTTTGTTAGTCTACCCTTATCTAGTGTTACATCCAACTCGGCAATGTAACGCTCTAACAACGTCATGGTATCTTCTGCATTTTCTATAATAGTATCATCTACATTACCAGCATCTAATTCACTAAAGTCCTCTACAATCTTTACCTCATGGGCGCCAGATTCTCCAAGTACTTTGTCAATAAACCTATCGAATGCATAAAAGTCTTTCTTATTGACCACAATAATTTTTACAAACTTATCCTGTAGTTGACTTACATCAAATTGTGAATAGTCTGTAGTTGTCTCATCATAATATACTTTTTGAAATATAGTGTATGGATTAATAATACGCTCCAACTCTCTAGTAGAGGTGTCGAATATATGAAATCCTTTAGGACAACCATCATCACTCCAAGTCATTTGATATGTGTTACCAAGATAATATACTTGGCCATCATCAGACTTCTTGTGAAAGTGTCCAGAGAATACTGTGTCAAATTTGTTTAGGAATTGTTTATCATAACCACCTTCTGCAAAGTGTCCAGCGTGCATTTCAAACCCATTGATTTCCAAGTGTCCCATTGCAACTTGTGCTTTAGTGCCTTTAATGTGTTCCATTGTATGTCCATAATTATCTGGACAAATCCAAGGAATAAAACAAATGGGTGTACCGTCAAAATCAACAGTAGTTGTTTCTGGATATACAAACATCTTTGGATATCTACCCTCAACAAGTTCTGCAAGAGAGTTTACATCATTAGTGTTCTTGTAGAACGTATCGTGATTACCCACCATCATGTGAAGAGTAACACCTTTATCTACAAATCTTTGGATAAATCTTTTGCGAAAGTCTTGTGCTATCTTATAAGATACAAACTTTCTTCTGTCCATCACATCGCCAAGATGAATAACTGTATCAATACCATTCTTCTCAATATAAGGAAAGAAAATCTCTTCCCAGAATTTGTAGAAGTATTCGTTAAAGTTTAAGTTATCGTTTCTTGCGCCAAAGTGTGTATCAGTTATTAACGCTATCTTCATTTATCTCTT